ATTCTCGAAGAAGTGGTAAAGACAGTCACAGAAGACTGCATTGACGCCATGTTCCATGCTAAACGCGATACCTCAGACCTCACGCCCATGGGTATGTTCGACGGGCTGAACGAAATGATCGACGCCGAAATCGTTACCGGAGAAATAGCTGCTGCAAAAGGAAACTACGAAGCTACCGGAGCCATATCTCTTCCTTCAGGAACTTCTGACACAGACGCTATCGACAAAGTCGTTGCTTTTGTTCGTGCAGGCCACGCCAAACTGAAAAAGAACGCTATCCTGGCCATCGACCCTGAAACCCTGTATTTCGCTATCAAAGCCCTGGAAAACAAAACCATCAACCACTCACTGGTGAACTTTGAAGCGCTGCTCAACTACGTACGCTCTATCTGCCTCGCCCCGACTTTGCAGATCGTCAGCGACGAATGTCTCGGCACCGGCGGACGCCTGATCATGTACAGCCCCGGCAACCTCGAATTCGGCATGAAAACACAGACCGACAAGGATTTCGTACAGGTACGCAACCCGTATTCAGACCCGAACTGGGTACAGTTCTGGTGTCAGTTCGAAGCAGGTACGCGCATCCGCAGCATCCACGCCAAGAGCTTCATCGTCAACGACCAAACAAACACGGCAGTTGAATTAAGCGGTGACTACCGCTCCTAACAGGATAGGGGAGCAATCCCCTTTCCTTTTATAAACTCTTAAAATTAAGGAGAAAAAAAATATGAAAAGATCACCAAAAATCTTAAAATCGCTGGCCTTCATGCTGTCGCTTCTGATCATTGCATTTGTGGGCTTTAGTATGTTCAACGGTTCATTCGATGTGGCCGGAGGCCTTACATTGGCTGCCATACCTTTTGCCTTTACCAACCTTGCCGAGATAACTACCATTGAACACAACGACGGAGATGAGAATATGGGAGGGTTCGGTCAGGTAATGTATATAGGTTTGCGTAGCCATATTGCAACTTACCCAACTATACCGGCACAGACAACTCCGACAACTATGGATGAGCTTGTAGCGCTACAGGGTAGTTTTACATTTGCAACCGATAAGAACTTTATTAAAGTATTTGCCGCACCAGGTTCGATCTCTGTAGATCCTGAAACCCAGGGCGAATATCCCGGAGCAAAATCTTTCAGACTTAAAGGAAGCTTCATTATTCCAGGCATGAAAGGAACGCAACGGGCTTTGGCAAGAATACTGAATAATAGTTACGGAGTTGTGATCATCCCTGAAGAAGACGGAACAAGGACGTGTTATGGTACAGAGCAGCGCCCTGTATACTTCATCCCGAAAGGACAAAGCGGAAAGAAAGCATCCGATACCAAGCACTTTGAATATTCCTTTGAAACCGATTCCTTTGTACCAGGTTACAGCTACAACGGAACTATTGTTCTTGACGGTTCAACATTACCCGCAATATCCTAATCATGAAACTTTTCGAAAGAACTGGAATTAAGGCCCCGGGCAGGATGAATATCCTGCTCGATGGCCGTTTTCAGACCATAGCATTAGACGACCTTCCGGATGATAAGCTCGAACAGCTATACAACAACGGATGTCCTTATGTGAAACGCACTGAAGAATTCTATAAGTCTTTACCTAAAAAAGAAAAGATCGTTATGAAGGATATCAAAGTGAAAACAAAAACCCAAAAGCACAAGTAGCCATAATTTGTAGTTTTATATTTGAAAAAACCTCGCATTTGCGGGGCTTTTTTTTGTCCTTTCATGTCGTCATGACGTGTTATTATTTTGTATAAAAATTCAGAAATGAAAGTCGGTATCTTTATTCTTCATTATAATACGCCTGAGCTTACGGAACAATTGCATAGAATGGTTCCTGAAGCTATCATTATTGATAACGGCTCGGATAAAGGTAAAAAACCGATAGTGTTCAGCGAAAGCAGGAAGTATTCCGACTGTAATATCCATTTTCTTGACAGAAATTATGGCTTCACCATCGGATGGAATAAAGCTATAAAAGAGTTTTATCATAAGTACGATGCTTTCTGGCTCATGAACTCTGATATAGTCATCAGCCGGAAGTCAGTTGACAGGATTTGTCAACTGGCACAACGGGACGATGTACATTTTATCACGCCATCGTTTAATTGTTGGATAAAACAATGCCGTAATCAGAATACCAGCGATATCCGCAAGGTGAAAGTAATGGAGTTTACCGCACCGCTGATTAAGAAGTCAGTGTTTGATAAAATTGGTTTATTCGACGAGAGTTTCTCCCTGGGATGGGGCGTGGAGTTTGATTTTTGCTATCGTGCTGCAGCAGCCGGGTTCAACATACATGTGGACGATGCCAGCAATTTTTATCACATTGGCCACAAATCTATTATCAGCACAGGAAAGCACCAGCAGTATTATACTAAAGCTGCACAGGAATGGAAGATCAGTATGCAGCGCAAATACGGAAGCCAGTGGCAATATAAATTATATGGTAACGAAAATTTCAGAAACGAAATACGATATGCAGAAATATAAAGTAACCGTACTCATGCCGGTATTCAATACTCCGGTTGATCAGATATCGATGGCCGTGGAGTCTGTGCTGAGACAAAAATTCACTGATTTTGAATTGCTGATAATTGATGATGGATCTACGCTTCAGGAACTGCTTAATTATTATGAACAAATTAAAAATGACCGTATCAGGATCATCCGTAAAAAAGAAAACTCAGGTATAGCCAAAACATTGAACTACGGCCTTACATTATGCACTACAAACCTTGTTGCCCGCATGGACAGCGACGACATTGCCCGTGATACCTGGCTGGGGACTATGGTGGCGTTTATGGATTCCAACCCCGAAGCTGCTATATGCGGATGCCAGATACAGCCTTTCGGAATATACAACACTCCTACAAACCACCCGGCCTTAGTTACCAAAGATTTGATATTGCGTAAAAAAATTGAATGGTTCCTAAACCATCCCGGCGTAATCTACAAAAAAGACGTGGTGTTGTCCGTCGGTGGGTATGATGAAACCATCATCTACCGCGGCGAAGACTTCGCCTGCTGGATGAAGCTGCTGAAAGCCGGTTATATCATTTATAACGTGCCGCAGATACTTATAGACTATCGCGTTACCGCATGGTATAATAAACCAAAAGAAGACCTGGCTATCAGGGACAGGTACAAAAATATGCTGGCAGAAAAAGAACCTGTGATTTGCTGTATGGCTACTTTCCCTGGCAGGGCATTTGCTTTGCAGGAAGTTGTGGCATCGCTGCTGCCTCAGTGCGACGAGATGCATATCTACCTGAACCATTATGAAACGGTGCCCGATTTTCTTAAACATAAAAAAATAACAACCTATCTTTCCAAAGATCATTACGGAGATCTGGGAGCAGTAGGCAAGTTCTTCCCTATTTTTGAATTTTCAAAGACCGGGTATATATTCACAGTAGATGATGATATTATATACCCTGCATCTTATGTCCGCGATACCATTGCCGCTATTGACCGCTATCAACGCCAATGTGTGGTAACTTATCACGGGCGCATCTTCCATCTCGACCGCAAAATTGAGTCCTATTACAAAGACTATAAGTATTGTGTGAACTACAAAGGTACACAGCCCCGTGATGTGGAACTGCATACCGCCGGTACCGGCGTGATGGCCTTCCATTCTTCGCTGCTCAGTCTGTCGCTTGAAGATTTTAAAAAAACCAATATGGCCGATCTGTTCTTTTCAGCATGTTGCCTGAGAAAGAATATCCGCATCATGGGACTGAAACATAATACCGGGTATTTCACCGACAGCATCCGGTTCGACAAGAACAACAGTATCTCGTACCTATTTCATATGAACGACGAATACCAGACAAAATTCGCAAACTCATTAAATTTTAAACACATAAAACCTTTTAACAATGACAAAACAACAGTTTGAAAAAGTACTCTCAAATCCTTCATACAAGGAACTTTGTGAGATTTACAAAGCACACGGTAAAGATGCTAAGAAAGCAGCTTTTCTTGCTCAGGTTGCTGATGCCCAACCTGGATCCATTCACTTTAACATGGTACTGAAAGAAGTGAAAGACATCTTCCGCATCATGAAAAACAATAACGCCTTTACAGCAGAAGCCTTTCATGTAGCTCCTGCACCGGTGATAAAAATTGAACAGAAAGACATTTTGCCACCGGTGAAATCCCGCCCTATCATCGACCATAACCCACATGTGAACCGTGCCGACCTGCCGGAACACCTTCAGAAAGCCTTTGACGATAACGGAAAGATGGAATCGGAAAACAAAACAATGTTCGCCGAGATGAAGGTAGCTAAAACTAATGATGAACGCAAACGCCTGCTGAATGCGATCTGCGAGAACGAAGAAACACAATCGGCCAACTGGGCTGCGATTGATACCTGGTGGGAACATAAAGACGACAAACCTCAAGAACCTGAGAAAAAAAAGTATCTTTCACCTGCTGATATAGCTTCCAAAATAGAAGCAGCAAAAAACTACATCCGCCGTTACAGCGACAGCAAAAATGCAAAACAACTGGAGAAGGTGGAACGCGAAAAGAAATTCCTCAAGGACAACGGGGTTAAGTGGACATTAAAGCCAAAGAAGTAATGATCACCGAGCTAAAGGATATCACAATAGTTCCTGGACAAAGCTGTTTCGTATGTCCGGGTAAGAACACATCTTTTCATGATGTCATTGAAAAGATCTTTGAATGTACCGGCCCTGCTGAACTGGCACTGGCTTCTTATTCGGTTTCTGAAAACTCCCTGCGTGTGCTGCACAGGATGAAGTCAGAAGGATTAATAACAAAACTTACTTTCCTGTTCGACAGGTCGGTTAGAACACATAAACTAAACTTGCTGGCCTTTGCCGCCAACTTTTCAGATGAGATATTTCTCGACAATTCTCACATAAAGCTGGCGCTGATCAACAACGATCAGTATAATGTAGCGGTGATAACCACGGCCAACATCACGGAGAATGAACGATGGGAATATTATCTTATAGCTGCCACCACTGATTTAATAATGGAGTCAACACAAATGTTATCATATCTTTTGACATTTTCTGAAAAATTTATATGGAATGGATCCGGAACAGCTAAAATTGGTTGAAGAATATGCATCATTATTTTTTACACCGGAAGAAATTGCCATTTTGATAGATTTTTCTGATGAAGAACTAAAAAAACAATTGAGAAAAAAGGACTCTGATGTTTACCGTGCTTATATGAAAGGAAAACTAACCACAATGATGAATATCAGGCGGCACCAGATAACGCTGGCCCGCAACGGAAGCCCAAAGGCAGAAGAATATATTGATAAGCTGATCCGCCTGCAGAATGCATCTGAAACCAATTTGTAATGCCAAAGAACAAAAAAGCTATCGAAACCCTTGCAAAGATTGAAGAAAACCTCTTTAAAGACAAGGAGAACTTTAAAACTCAGATGTCTGATAAAGAGTACCAGATAATGCTCAGGTACCAGCAGACTTTCGTGTATTGGAACGAGCACCCGGAAAAGACTAACCGGCAGATCATTGATTATCTTACAGACACTTTTGGTGTAGGCCGCAGCCAGGCATATAACGACCTTCCAATTATTCAAAGGCTTCTTGGCAACGTGAACGAGTCTAATAAAGCATGGACACGCCACCGGCTGTCAGAACTGGCTTTACAGGGATATCAGAAATCTTTGGCAGCAGAGAACCTGGTTGCAGCGGCTATTTTTCTTGAGAAACTCGGAAAGTATAACAAGCTTGATCAGAACGACGAAGATGGTATTGACTGGAAAAGCCTTCCTGTACAGGAGATGGAACCTACAGGAGATATCCGAGTGCTATCGGAAAACCTTTACAATAAAGACATAGAGTCCATACGTGCCAAAGTAAGGGCACGGTACAAGAACAACATCCAGGATGTGGATTACAAAGAGGTGAATGATGCAGAAGTCTAAGAAATGGTTTAATAATGCACAGCTCGAAGCGATGATGATAGCCGCTAACAATGAATTTGTTGTGGCTTCGCGCGGCTTCGGGAAATCCGAAGGCATTGATGCGCCGCGTCTGCTGCGCAACGTGGTGGCTATGCCAGGCGGCTCCGGCGCCCTTCTTTCTCCTACCTATTCAAAACTTTTAAGTAATACCTTACCCGCCGTATGCCATGCCCTGGATCGTATGGGGTACAAACGCGACATACATTACTTTGTCGGACGCAGGCCGCCCAAAGATATGAAGTTTGAAAAGCCCATCATTGAGCCTTTCAAGTGGGATTACGTCATGTCCTGGTACAATGGATCCATCGTGCACCTGCTTTCTTTTGACCGGCCCATGTCTGCCAACTCGCTTAACCTGGACTGGATCATGGGCTTTGAAGCTAAATATCTGGACTATAAAAAGATTGTGGACGAAGTATTTCCGGCTAACCGCGGCAATGAACAATACTTTGGCAACTGCCCGTGGCATCATGGGCTGGTGTTCTCTACTGATATGCCTACGTTCAGATCAGGTCAATGGATATTGGAAAAGCGAAAGGACATGGACAAGGAACTGATACTTGCCATTAAGCAGATATATCCTGAATATATTTATTATAAGTCACTGGAGAAACGAACTGGCATAAAGGAATACCGCTATAAATCACTTAAGGCTGATCTTATACTATTCCGGAAAAATGCCACCTTCTACGCTGAATATGATATCTTCGATAATCTTGAGATCATTGGCGAGAAAAGGATCCGTGACTTTAAGCGGGACTTGCCCCCTTTTATCTTCAACACAAGTATTCTGAACATCAGGCCGTACAAGGTTCCTAACGGCTTTTACTCTGCGCTGAATGAAAAGATACACTGTTATGAATCTTCCGACAATTCTTACCTGGACAGTCTTGACTATAACATTAAAGCAAACCTGAATGATTGCCGCAAGGATGGAGACCTTGCCTCCGATGCGCCGCTAAGGGTTTCATTTGACTATAACGCATCGATTAACAACGTGGTTACCGGTCAGAAGATAGGACGCGAACTTCGTACCCAGAACTGGCAGTTTGTTAAAACACCACGTAAACTACAGGAGTTATGCGATATGTGGTGCGACTATTATCACCACTTTGCCAATAAGAATGTGATATTTTATTATGATGCTACCTCAATAGCTTCTTCTCCGGACGGTAACGCAAAACCGTTCTATGAGATCATTACCGATAAGCTCTCCCGTCGTGGTTGGAATGTTACACAGGTATATATAGGACAGCCAATGAAACATGCACTCAAGCATGAGTACATAGATCAGGCTTTGAAAGGCAGCGATGAGTTTCTGTTCCCGATGTTCAACAAGCACAATACGGAGTATCTCTTTATGGCGATGGAACAAACAGGAATAAAGATGGGGCGTAACGGATTTGAAAAAGATAAAGGCATTGAAAAGACTCCGGACTCTCCGGACAATCCGGACGAATTAAAGACACACGGTACCGATGCCTGGGACACTTTCTTCATTGGCTGCAACTTCTATGATGTTGACGTATGCAGTAGTGTTCCTTCCAGTGTAAGCTGGGGGTGATTCTTTGGGGCGATGCCTGCGGCCCGGGCTGTCCGCTGTATCTTTCGCCATTTGCCGTAAGTCAATTCATTACACTCTG